AACAATCTTCGCTCATGGTCTGAGAGACTTGTGAAACAAAAACTTTTTTGTTCTTCCATATTTTTAATATGCGTTGTTTAAACCCCAAAACACTAATGATGTAATAAAACCAAATATGATTGAAGTGGAGATGATTCGTTTAGTCATTCTTCCTCCTCATCTTCATATGTAGACGGTTCGTCAAAGAGTTCATTCATCTTAAGTTCATTTATTCTGTTCTGCAACAGTTTGTATTGATCTTCTGATAAATTCTCCATCTTTATCTTTGCTGTTAATAGTGGATCTCCTTTTTGTACATTTTTCATTTCAGGATGTTTCACTTCCGGATGAACTGAATAACCATTACGGTAATTTATAATCATCCAACCTTGCACAAATAAAGTAAGTGCAATTATTCCCAAAACTACCCAAGGTAATAAAAATATTATTTGAGAGTGATGTTCAACCATGGGAGTAGTGGAGGAATGACGCCAATTAATCTCAATAAACCCTCACTAAAAAGTCCGAGAATAAAGAAACCCACAAACATGCTAATAATTCCAGCATTTCGATTGTGTCGTCGGATAGCATCGTCAATCATCCGTTGACACTCATCCTGTGTCACTAGATGTTCAGGTTTCAATTCAGTCATCCTGTGTGCCATCTGATATAGGTTGTCCCATCTTAATATCTATAGGGTCTGGGCGACCCTTTACAATTTCGCAAGCGCGTGTGTAATAAAAGTTTTCTGTATTCCCAGATGCCTCTAGGGCGTTTTTGATTTTCACCCAATTAGAAAAATCGTCGGGGTGCATAGTACCTATTTTTGTGAAATACTTACTAGCTATAATAGTTAATAGCGGGAATTCGTCAAGTTTGTGTTGAAACACACATAGTGTTTAAGAAATTATAAAATTATCTGACATCAAAGTCTAATTTTCTTACTTTTCTCTTCCGTCTTTCTTCTTGCCAGCGAATGTCTTCGTTAGTAAGAACACCAGAATTTTTTGATTTTTTATTAGAACTCAGCATTACAACCTGAGACATATCGTTTGCTGTTACTTTGTCATCAACAACCATCATCTGATTTGGACAACCACAACATTGTACCTTAGAGGCACTGTGCAATTCTCTATTGCACATCTTACATCTTACTTTTAGCATTTTCTTCTTTTTTAAGTTTGAAGTACATCTTGTAATAACGACCCTTCATCTCGTTAAGGACTTCGCTATCTTCAAGAAACCCATGCTTCTTTGTGTGAGCACTTGCTCCCTCTAACTCACTTAATAAAAGTAGGATTTCTACTGCTTTCATATTTATAAACTCCCCCGGCAGGATTCGAACCTGCGACCAGACGATTAACAGTCGTCGGCTCTACCGCTGAGCTACAGAGGACTGTTTCCCTTACGGGAATGGAGAATAGGAGACTCGAACTCCTGACATCCTGCTTGCAAAGCAGGCGCTCTACCAACTGAGCTAATTCCCCTAATGATGATGATTTGTTGTAATTTTCAAATTACAAGATAAAGTTCTTCTTTGAACTTCATCATTATGTAGTGTGACTCCATGAGCCCTCTTACTTGAAAAGAACATAATAGTTCCAGGATCAGGAGATATTAGAGTATCTTTTCCCGTATCCCGATCGAAGAAATAGAATTTGGAAAAGTTTGCTCCTGCATTCGAGAAAAATACACAAACAAAATCAATCTCATGATGATCATGAGTCTCTTGAAATCCACCTTTATTATACAGGTTTACCCAAGAATCACATATATCAATTTTATTAAAACCAATATTAACTTGCTTTAGACTCAAAAGATAATCAATAGATGGTTTTAATAGTCCTCGTACATCATACTTAGTTGACGGATAATCTTCCGTTGACAATGATATTAGATCGACTTTACATTTATCACCCCAGGCAAACTTATCATTATCAATAAGGTTACTGTCAAGTGACATCACAAAATCAGTCAACTCCTGTGCGTTTGGAGCGATGAATGATGTGTATTCGTCTAATTCAAACATTGTTAATTTAGGTGCACAAGTCCTAAGAGCGGAATATCGGATTCGAACCGACGACATTCAGCTTGGAAGGCTGACGTTCTACCACTGAACTAATTCCGCGTGACATTACACTTATCCTAATGCTTGCTGTGGGGCACATTTAAACCCAACATTCTGACAGTTTGTAATGGAGTAAGACACAATTTCCGTTGTGAATATCCCAAGGGGGTTTATCCCATTGCTGGCACCTTGGTTGGAACGTCTCAAGTTCCTAACGACTCGCGTAGGATTCGAACCTACGACCGACTGCTTAGAAGGCAGTTGCTCTATCCTGCTGAGCTAGCGAGTCAGGTGTGGTTGACCCCTTAATTATACAGGAAGGGGTCAGTCCTGTCAATAATCTGGATAATCGCTCAGATCTTCCTGTTTGAACTTAGGTCTAGCGATAGATGGAACAAGAATATAAGTCATTTCATACTCATCTTCAACTCCAATCCACTCATGCCATTCGTCCGCAAAGGACATGGCATCTTCAATACGCTGCTCTTCAATCAACTCTTGGAATCGATTGATAACGAAATCTCGAATCTCATAAAGATCAAGTTCCTTGGTCTGGTCGCTCATGTGGTGTTCTGAGGATGTAGTAATACTAACACGTTCTTGGTCTTGTGTCAACAGTCTTGCTCTCCTCTTGAGGAATGCTGCTACGAAATTAGCGATCAATGCAATCAAAGTGTTTCGCCCTGTACCAATCATACCATAGTCCAACTTTACGTTTTGCTTCAATGTGTTGTGGATCTCTTGCCCAGAGTTCTACATCTTCCTTAGTTTTCCATTTACTAATAGTAATCTCAACACCATCAACGACCTCAGTATCAATACCGATAAACCCGTCCATGGTCTTAGCACTTGAGTAAAGTGAATCGTTATACTCTTCGTACTCAGGTGTTAAGTTCTTGATCTTTCCAATAAAAAGAACTTCAATCATTTGAAATTACCATAGTCCTTCCTCATGTATCTACCGAGGATATTGCTATTATAGTAAGCAGGACCTCCTGTGTCAAGAGATTCTTGCAAAACATTATTCAAGAATAACTGTTTGGTTTCCTCAAAATTACAAGATCCTTTAGTGGAGTGAAGACTTAGTATCTCTCTACTAAAACACTCTTTACCAAATACTTTAAGATCATCCTTTAATTCAGGACAAGATCCATAGTATTTTTTCCAGTCAGATTCCTGTTTTACCTTCCTCTTTTTTCCAGGAGGTTTTCTGAACGACCAAAAATACTTTCTACCAATGTACTGTCGTTGGTTGGACTTATTGGTAATGAGATAAACAAACCCAAAGTAGTCCCCAATATCATCAGAGTCAAAACCTTTGCCATTATATATCCACGGATTATCGTAATCGCACAAAACATCTATATGTAAGTCCGATTATTTATTACGAAAATAAGTATCGTACTTATACTTAAGTGCTTGAAGATGCCATGCTTGAGCAAGAGACTTAGGTCCCTCTTCAAGAAGGACCCGCTCTTTAGGTTTCAATACCCAATGCTCAAGAACATATTTTTTCCAATCCTGATTCGTCAAAGTGAGAATCCAGAGAAGGTATCTTTCTTGACATCTTGTTTGATGCCACCTACCAGATAGGACTCCACCTCAGTCTCTTGAGGGGCAACTTGAAGACCCTTAGAGGAGATCCAGTGCTGTGTCCAAGGTAATGGGTTATTCTTAGCAGCAATATCATACTGTGCCTTAAGTCCAATCGCCTTGAGACGACGATTAGCAATCCACTCAACATACTGCTGTAAAAGTTTGTCATTCAGACCGATCATAGATCCATCTTTGAACAGATACTCTGCCCATAGTTTCTCCTCATTGACTGCCTTGTCAAACAGGGAATACAACCATGGAGTCTCTTCTTCAAAGATCTTCTTCATGTCTGGGTCATCACCTTCTGCCCACTTGTTAAGGATATTCTGAGTGAGGACAAGATGCTGGTTCTCATCTCTGGCGATAAGTGAGATGATTTTAGCGGATCCTTCCATAAGTTTAAGTTCGCCAAATGCGAAACTGCAAGCGAAACTAACATAGAAACGGATACCCTCCAGAACATTTACATTTGCAATCGCTCTAAAGAGTTTACGCTTTAGTTCATATCTATCATCCATTGCAGATGGAACTTGTTCCAATGCGTGCTTCCACTGATTGGAATTATCATACTGATGTGCTGCGTTGATGAAGTCATCATATGACTCTGTAACACTTCCAGCACGGTCTAGAATGCGTTGATCAGAGAGGATCTTATCGAATACCTCACTGGGATTTGCATAGACATTTTTGATGATATAGGTGTAGGAGCGAGAATGGATCATCTCCATAAACTCCCACACAGTCATTGCCGCCTCCAGTTCAGGCAGAGAACAGTAGGGAATGAATGCCATCCCTGGACCTCTACCCTGAACACTGTCCAACATAACTTGATACTTCAGGTTTGAAGTGAAGATATGCTTCTGTTCGGGACGTAGTGACTGATAGTCACCACGATCTTTTTGTAGGGAGACTTCTTCAGGTCTCCAGAAATATCCTAATTGTTGAGTAGTAAGTTTGTCAAAGATGGGATACTTATAGGAATCGTATCTCTGAACCCCAAGTGGATTACCAAAGAACATTGGTTGCTTTTTGGTGTCCACTGGGGATGAATTGAAAACAGTCATGCCCTGAGGGGCAGTCTTGATCTGATCTGTTGTACTTACCTTAAATTGCACAGGATTCACACTCCGATTCGTTTGCGTTTTCTAGTTCTTTCATTAGTGCAGACAATTCAGCACCCTTGTTTTCTGTTTCTGTTACCTCATCATCC